AACTTTGACAAACCTATGTTGTTGCCCTGCATAGGATGATGGAATAACATCAGATAGCGCAAGGAATTGCCTTATGACTGCGTTGTCATAATCTGCACCTGAGAGCGTAACAGTGGAAACTTCTATTCCTGTTGGCGTGCAGATAACATCCGTCACCACTTCTATCGTAGCGGAACCACCAGAAGCCGCCCCCGCCTTCACCACAAACACCGGCAACCCTGCCGAGGTGTAGCCCGAGAACTGCCCCATGTAGCGTTGACCCACGGTGAGAGCCGCGCCGCTTACTTCTTTGATCTTGACCTCATTAATGTCGTTCATCGTGTTGGCGCTGGCGTGGTAGTCCACCCGTTGCCCGGTGTTGAGGGGCGAACCTAGCGCCGTCACCTTCACCACCGACATCGTACTGCCGCCCAGCATGGGCCCGATGCGTGTGGGTTCGGTCGTGTCGCCCTCGACCGACTTCACCACTCGGGCGATGCGTCTGGCACTATCTTCGGTAAAGCCATAGGCGCTGGACATTAGAGGATCTTTCTGTAGATGGGGGTCAAGTAGGCGTAATCAATGTCATCGTAAATACGGAAGCGAAGGAAGCCTTCGTTCGCCTCAGTAGGGAAGACCCCATGATCAAATGGGATGCCCGTGGTGCCTATGATGACTACACCATTAGGGAGAACATTGCCCGCGACATCTCTTGCGGTGATTAGCTTGGTGCCGTTCCATTCGGTGTAGCTATGATTCAGTACTAACGCATCCCAGTTGTCTTTATCTAGCAGGTATTCAAGGGAGATCCTCCAGTACTTCACTCCGTTTTCATAGACCCTCTTTGCGGTGACTTTATCGAGGAGCATACTGCGCGCAGGGAACCCCGAGAACGCATCCGTGTTGACGCACTTCACCCGTGCCATCCATGTGAGAGCGATAAAGGTGGCGCTGTTAAATTCTAGTTTCATGGTGAGTAACGGCTTGTGAGACATCACCGGAGGGTCGAACCTTTCGCCGTTACCATTCACCATTGGCTTGCGGGGGGTGCTGAAGTCTTTGTCGAGTACCCATTCCTTATCGCCCGTGGAGAAATCAATGTCAGTGGGCCTCGTCAGCGGGTTTTCGTTCGCCTCGCTCGCCTTCTCTTCGGGGCTCGCTCCCTTATTCTGACTTGCTACCTCGGGCGTCTGCGCTGCGCTAGGCGTGGAGCTCGGTGCCACGGTGTCGATGTTGGAGTTGTAACTGCAAGTGATTTTCCAGAAATGCGGGTCATCCATCTGCGAGGCAGTCCTACCGATGCAGAAGGCTTTCTCATATTTGGGGTGCTGCGAGAACATGGCGGGCAGGTTAGTGCCGAACAGATCGGGCACATCGTCTGCGACATTATCCGTTTGCACGATGAAGCTGCGCACCAGCGAGACCTGTCGCTTGCTGTCATCGCTGCCGGTTCTGCCTTCAAAAGTTTCATAGGTGTTCACGACTGCCATGAGGGCTCCTTTAAAACTGGACGAGGTTCATTTGGTTTTGGTTTGCAACCCCTGCTGCGGTTGCTTTTGCGTACTCGGTCGCAACCCTTTGCTGCTCAAGTGCCTGCTGCTGGACTCGAAGACTCCTATCCGCTGCGCTTTCCCCGCCGTTTGCGTTTTGAATCTTGAGCACTTGCGAGAATGCCGCCGAGCTCCCTTGCATCAAAGCGCCGGGGTTCTTGAGTTCTTCCATCGCTCCCACGGATCTTTCAAGCTCCGCAGTGAGTTGCGCTGCACCCGCTGCGAAAAGATCGGGCCGATCCGCAAGGGTCATTTTGAGCTCTTCCATTTTTCTGCGGTAGGTTTCGAGCGGGCTTTCAATATTGGAAAGCTCTTTGATCCATGCGGGCATATTGTCACCACCCATGAAGGCGTTGAGGCCTGAGATGTCAAGAGAGTCAAACTGCGATTGAATCCCAATGATTGAGTTGGCGTACTCTTCGTTCGTGATGGTGCCTCGCTCAAGCTGCATATCAAGAGCAGCAAAGGCTTCATCTTTGACCTTCTCAAGAGAAGCACCCATCTCTTCAACAGAGATGTTTCCAAACGCTAACTGCCTTTGGAACATGGCGATTGCGGAAGCTGTGCCACCTGAGAGTTGCTTCAAGAAAGCGCCATAGCCTATCGTCTCGCCCAGCATCCCTAGATGGAGGCCATCCGTGAAGGTGTGAAAGTTACTTTCAATCTTATCCAGTGCCGTTGCAGTATCGAAACCTTCCGAGGATGCGCCAGCGAAAGCGTCGTTAAAGCTCTTCATAAACTTTGCGACGATGCCCTCGGCAGTGTTCATGCCTGTGTTGCCGATCGATTCTAAAATCGATTTGAATGCGTCGTTCATTTTTTTCTTGATCGCTTCTGCGTCAATGCCTGGGCCGCCACCATCAACCTTGCTATTAGCGTAGAGACCGCCCGTAACACCACCTATGAGCGCTCCAGGAATAGCGCCGACGCCACCCGCTACCGAGCCAGCGAGAGCGCCGCCGCCTGCACCAAGAACCACACCCGCAAAGATTGCTGCGAATTTCTTGAGCCCGCCCACGGCGTTAATGATTTCATTGATCACGGTGATCGCTCCGCTCATCACCGACTGCATGGAGACCATCACTGCTTGTGCAAAGGAAACCACCACCGCCCTGATATTGTCAATATTTCCGACCGCTACATCCGCCCCGCCCATCGTGGTGAAGAAACTTACTAGACCTGAGAACGCTTGGAATAAAACATCTCGCACCACGGCGAGAACCATCCCTATGTTTTTGATCGCTGGAACGAGTGATTCAAAATTGTTTCGGAAGTTCTGCACGAACCCAACGAGACCATTCGAGAAGCCTTTCAAATCCAACGCTTCTACTATCTTTGAGCCGAACTCGGTGAAGAATCCCTCGACCTCACCCGCAAGCCGGGCGTAAATGCCTTTAAGCGTTCCCGCTTGCGCCTCTGCCTGCTTGATCACATCAGCGTTGTTGCTCATCCCAGCGAGTGCGTTGAGTGCGCTCCCAGTTCCGACTTTGTTTTCAGCAAGCAAACGCATGGCATCATTAGCGCTGATCGCTGTGTTGTTCACCAGATTTAATCGATCCGCCAAAGCTTGATAAACAGGAAGGCCCATCGCTGCGAGTGTCGCAAAGTCTTCCTTGGAGGCGACCCCGGTGCGGGTCATGTTCTGGGCGACTTCACCTAATTTGTTAAACACATCCGTGGCACCCGAACCAGCAACTAAACTAGTTCGCCCGAAGCTTTCAATCATCCTAGCAGCGTCTGCGCCCGAGACCCCGAGACCGAGGAACCCGGTAGCTAGCTTGCCTACCGCATCTTGAGCGATGCGCCCTTGGTTGGCGATCTCGCCCATCACACCGCCCAAGCGCTCCGCATTGGCTTCGCCAGCGAGACCTTTGATGCGGGTCAGGATTTCCTCGGTGTTCGCAAAGGCCATCACCGCACGATCGTAGATTTTGTACACGCCGTAAGATGCGAGAGCGCCCCCGATGGCGGTGACCGGGTTCATGATAAGGTTGGTCACGCTGCTGAAAATAGAAGAGGCAGCGCTCTTGATTTTAGTTTCGACATGGTTGAGGAACGATGCGAGCTTACTCTTGGCTTGCGATTCTTTCGCGGCATCGCCACCACCCACTGGAGCTTGTCCGCCCTGAGTAAGTAGCTTGAGCGCATCCTTGCCTGAGATCGCACCCGAGGCGATGCGCTTCATCACTTCTGCGGTACTTACCGCTTTGCCTTCAACCTTGGAAAGTTCTTTCGCGAGAGAGTCGAACGCTTTCACGCCCATTGACTCCAGCGCTTGGATATCTTTCAATAAGACCTTATCAGACTCGCCGATCTTTCCAAGGATGCCTGCGAAAGCCTTCGACGCTTCGCCTGCATTCTTCGCAAACTTGCTTATACCTTTTGCGAATTTGTCTAGGGTTGAAGTGATCGTGTCCGCATCGAGGCCGAGCTTCTTGAGCGAGACCGCAAAGGCGAGAGCATCGTCTGCACCGAGCTTTGAAGTCTTGGCGAACTTGTGAAGCGCATCGCCCATCACCCCTGCGACATCATCATTGAAATGCTTGGACGCCTCGGCAGTGACTGCCTCAAGGCTTCCCATGTCCTCCTTGACTTTGTCTAAATTTGTGATGAAGTCAGTAATGGAAAGACCCATCGAAACATTTAATGATCCGATAGTTTTTGCCATCACGACTCCTTAGTTTTTCTTAGTGCCCATCGCTGTCGCCCACGCCTTGAGCCCTGCGAAGTTGTCAGGCTTTTTGTTTTCCCCGTACCAGTCCGGGATGAAGTCCTTCACTTCGAGCACCTTTGTCTCGCTGCCCCGCCACACATTCGCCGTCGTGCTGCACACCTGCGCTGCATGAATGTCGGCACGGTCTGCATCCAAAGGTTCGATCGTTGAGAAAGCCATCCACTCGGTAAGCTCCTGGGCATCCATGCCGTCTAGGAGCTCCGAGACGGTCTTCTTTAAGTGCCCAGCGAGACGGAATAGAAACCGCCTCCCCGGACGCTCAATTAGTTTTTTCTTGCTTCCTCGACTGCACCGCCAGACATACCATTGTGCTTGGCGCACGCATCAAAGAGGATGCCCACAAGAGGCGCAGGCATCTCGCCCACTGCATCGACCTCGGCATCGGTGAAGATCCGCTTGCCCGCTTCATCAGCGATAGACCTCACCACCAGCTTGGCTCGGATGTTGCTCAAGTTGCCTGACTTGCTTCCTGCACTGATTTCACTTTCGAGTTGGTCACGCTCACGGGAGCTGATCACTCGGAGGAATACTTTGCCACCGAGCTCGGGGATCTCGATCTCCCCGAGCTTGTACGCACTGCCTGCACTTAATAACTTTTGCTTATCTAAAATGAGAAACTCCTTAATCAAAAGCGTAGGTGATTTTGCCTACTGGTTTAACGCCCACAGTCGCTTTGACCGTGTTGTCGCCCGTTGCAACGCCATCGACTTGAAACTTGGTTACGATCCCATCAAAAGAGACGGTCGATGAATCGGCGAGGGTTATCACGCAGGGTTTCGCTGCGCCGTAATCTTCGATGTAAGCGCTGATCGTACCGAGTGCACCGTTGCCAACGCCCACGATTGCGGTCGCTGACATCTCGCCACCATCGATCATCCCGCCAGCGTATTCCTTAGCGTGATCTGGGCTAAGTAGATTGCTTATATCCACGGTGCCACGGGTCGCACTGGGTGGCGTAATGTCGGTCACACCTGTGAGGACAGTGCCACCGATCGAGATTGCCGTGCCTTGGGTTAAGACTGCAGCCATAATTAAGACTCCCTATAAGTGATGGTAAAATCCACTGATGAGTGGTAGAACACAGTGTCCGACCCCTCGAAAAACTCGGGTTGATCTTGCTCGTCGTCCGTCGAAACACCGAGAACCGTGACGCCTGACGAGACGCCGCGAAAGTTGTCCATCACTAAACGCATCTGGTTCGTGACGGTTTCCACTTCCGATTGAGTTGTTGCGATCACATCGCACTGGATGCGAACCTCGGGCACTTTCGTATTGCCTGCGTCGAGCGTTGCCGACCTTATGGTGCTGATTCGGTGGTAAACAATGTAGGGCATGACCGGCTTTTGTGGCGCACGACCGGGATAGATGCGAGTGCCCACATAACCAGACATAGTAGCATCGTCGATTAGTCGGGCTCGAAGGGCTTTAGAAGCACTCATGATGCGCCCTCATTGATGGTGTCGTGGAGAACCTTTGCCATCACATCGATCGCCTTGGTCTTGTTGCTGTCCCATGCTCTTCGCAAGAATGGAAACGGTGCGGAGCCTGGGTGAATCGATCCTTGCGCTTTTGCTTTTGCACCTTTGCGCTTTAATAATATTTCATTCGTCAGGTCGTTCTTGCCCGTGGGATGCGCTGCGGTTCCGTACTCGACAAAGTGTGCGTACTTCGTCGGGATGCGTTCGACGCCACCGATGGTGCGCCCTGCTCTGCGTTCTGCCCCGATGACCGAGAACCCGAACTGGTTACCCTTGCGCAGTACCACTTTTTCTTTTGATCCGATTGCGTCATAGAGGATGGAGTACTTGCGACGCACGCTGCTCTTCGCATCGGTCACGATAAGGGCACCCGCTTCATGAAGAGCCTTCTTGAGCCCTGCTCGTTTCACTTTGTCGTTGATGTGTTCCATGAGGTTGAGTAAACCTTTAAGTGCGGAAGCGTCGATGTTGATTGCTGCTCTGGGCATTACGCACCCCTTTCGATCGCATCAATCTCAAGCTCCCATGAGCCCTCATCGATGTTTCTGATGCTGACGATCTCAAGTGTGCGACTTCCCATCGAGATGCGATCGCCGTGAAGGATGCCATCTTTAAAGCGCACACGAACACGGTGCGAGATGGAAGCCTGCCTTGCCATGCCCTGCTCTTGCTCCCTGCCTGAGAGCGGGCGAACACTCGCCCAGGTCGTGTAGTAGGTATTCCATGAGCGGGTCACCTGACCGTAATCATCCACGGTGGTTGATTCATCACGCTGAAAGCTTATTCTCTGTGTTAATTCGCCAGCTTTTAGCATTAGTTGACTATCCCTCGGCTGAACATTTTGACGATGTTATCGACGGCGTAGGGGGTTTCGTAGCCCTGCGCTTCTCCTACTGTCTCGCGCTGGTTGTACCAGTGGCCGACGAGCATCTTGATCGCTTGCTTAAGTATTGAGGGGACTTCGTTGGCGTTGCCACAACCTGCGACATAAGTCACCACGATGGAGTTGTAATCATCTAAGTAGTCAGGCCAAGTCTCATCGTAAGCGGGCATGACACGACCCGGGTTCGAGGTAATGTCAACCTGATAAAGTTCGTCATCCCAAGTTTGAAGGTTGCCATCGAGGTCGTAATATTGGATTGAGCTCACCGATTGGACTGGGCCTTCGAGGTAGAGGATGCCAGAGTCGGGGAAGTCATCGATCGAAAGCGCAAGAGTCTGCGTCACCATTTTGTGGCTAGCCATCTGCTCGAGCTGCTGTCGTGCTGCGGTGATCAGCGTATTGATCAGAGCGTCGTCGTCGTTGCCATCGATGCGGCTGTGCAGTTTCATTTCTGCAAGGGTGATCGGTTCGGTCGCTGGAGGAGTGACAACGGTCAACATTAGCGTTTCTCTTTTTGTTTTTTCGAGGTTGCCTTCTCAGCCTTGATTTGTCGGGTTTCCGAGACCGGAGGAACGAGCGCTTCTTCAGCGCTCGCCCAGCCGAGTCGGATGCAATTAGCCGCTTCATCGAGCGGGAGGTCGTACACCAGATTTGCATCGTAGGTGAACGACAGGCCCGCCACAGAAGTATGAAATTTAATTTTCATTAGCTAGCTGCCATGACAAAGTGCTTAATCGGATCAGTGCCCGCATCGAGGATGCGACCATCATGGCGACTGAAACCAACGAAGCCAACCTGATGATAATCGGCATATCTTTCTTCGAGGCG